ATCGGCGGAACATGGCGGGGGGTAATAACCACGCCCGCGCCCGTTACCTGTGCGTTGCCCTCAGTCCCCATCCCGCGCCGCGATTGGTACAAACTAACGGCAATCAACATGCACGCTTGTTTAATGTCCGCTGGAACATCCGTGCTATAACCAAACTTGCCAACGATCTGCACTCCGCGCGTACAGGTGGGGAACCACTTGGAGCTTAGCGGGCGTATTTCTATGTATGTATAGGGTTCGCTATCTATCGCAGCATTGGCGGGCATCAGGTCATAGTCAGACGTTGCCAGCGTGGTCGGGTAGGTGCGGTCGCCGTTGTCGTCGGTCTTGATGCTTGTCACGCTGATAAGGTCATCGACAAAAACGCGGTCAGGGTTGCGGGTGGTGTAGTAGCGCGTCTCATCAGCCGCCGTGGTGTAAAAGCGCCGGCGCGTCTCGTTGTCGATGTGCCTGGACACGGCCTGAATGATGTCACCAATCAACGCGCGGTCAGAGGTGTTCGCCTCCAGCCCTAATTCGCTGATGGATATTTCAAACTCATCCATCGTGACGTAGCTGGTCGAGGTGGTCATGGCCTAGTAGTGGTTTTCCAGGTTGATGATGTAGAGGATGATCGCGCCGCTCTTGGTGTCGCCCGCGTTGGTGACGGCGAGGGTGAGCAGGGATGACTTTGTGTAGAGCAGGCCATCCGTGCCACGCTTTACCACGTTGGCGGCGTTGCTCAGGTTCGCGCCAAGACCGTTCAGCACATCCACGCCGTCGATGTCGGTGATAACGACATCGTAGGCGTCCGTAGGCTGAGAGGCAGCCGATGCAGGGTCGAATACGGCTTGCATGATCGCGCCGGATACGCGCGCGGTGGTCACGCCGTCAGCAGCGCCCGCCGCGTCGGAAGTCCAATCGAATTTGACCTTGTGGAGAGCGCCAACCATGTCTTCGGTCGTGGTTACAGTTCCGGCCATTTATGCCTCAATTCCGAGCGCCTTACGGGTGCGCTCGCCTCCCGCCGCTGTGACGCGGTTGTCATACTCGCCCATGTAGCGGGCGTTTTCGTTCCATACGCCGGTATTTCCACCGGCGTTATAGGCAAATTTGAGCATCTTTTCAGCGAACAGCTTGACCTGCTCTCGCGCGCGTGCGTCCCGCGTCATGGCCCAGGAATTGAAAACATATTGCATTTCACCCCAGGCTTTGAACATTTCCTCGCGGTTCTTTTCGCTGTCTATCTGCGCCTGTGCCCCGCGCCTCTCAAACTGCTGGCGGCTGATTGGATCAGTGCGTTCCGCGTACATCCTCGCTTCGGCTAAAGCGCCGGCGGCCTCGCCCCATGCCAACGCCGCGTCTTGCGCCTGTTCGATGAACTCACCAAAACGCTTCGGGTCGAAGTCGCTCAACGCGGCGTTGTATTTCGTGCGCAGTTTCGCGGCTTCGATGTTGCGCGTTTTTTCTTCCTCATTCCAAAAATCGACGCGCGCCTGGTAGTGTTCGCCTGGGATCTGGACTTCACCCTCATACCCGTACACGCGGGCGGTAAAGTGCTGTAATCCTGAGTGCATCACAAAGCGGCCGCCCAAGATCGCCTTCGCCACTCCGCACCAGTAGAGCCAGCATAGTTGCTGGTAGGCGTACTCGGTGCCGCTTGAGAGGTCAACGCCCCAAACGTGGATCTCCTCATATCCGAGATACAGCCCCAGGGCCAGCGCCATTGATACGGTCGAGGTGAAAAACGGCTGTCCGGCAGGTGACGCGCCGGGGATCTGCTGGACAATCTCATCCATCGGGTAGCGCGAGCTGTTGGGCACGCGCGCGTCCCGGTCTTGCATCCAAATGGTTTTATTCGCGCCGTGATCCTGTTGCAACCACGCCCAATGAGTTCCATTGACCATGTTTAGCTGAGATGTGTACACCTCTGGCTTGTGAAGCTGAAAGCAGCCGTCCCAGCGTTTGCAAAATGGATCTTGCGGAGCCTCATTGAATACCCAAATGACGAAACTCTCATCATCAAACGGGGCGAGGTCTCGTGTCTTGGGGTGCGTTCCGACAATGGCAAGTTTTTTCATGTGTTCCTTTGGGTTCCTCCACGGGCGGGGGGTGAGCGATCACCCCCCGCCACTAACCCAGGGAGGATGAGTTAGGTAACGGTCACGGGCACCATAGTCGTGCCCTTGTAGCGCGGTTCGATAAACCCGACGATGGTGTACAGGATCGCGCTGTACGCGCCGCTTGGCGTGAGCTGGACACGCACCCAGCGCGCATCGGGCTTGACGGCCACGATAGCGCCGGGGTCGATGTCGACGATGATTGCGTATCCGTCAAAGACGGTGCTAGCGCCCATCGAAACGCCGGCGGAAGTGGCGGCGGTAGCCGCGCCCCAGGTGTTGCCACCGGCGGCGGTGTCGCTCACGCGGTAGGTGAACGCCACGGCTTCCTCGCTGGCGTTGCTGGTCGAGGCGGTGGAAGCCTCAAGCGTGACGGTCAGGGTGTCGGTAGCGGTCGAGGACGTGACCACGCCGAAATAGATCACGATGCTGGCGCGGTTTGCCGTGCGCAGGTCGAGATAGCCCGACGCGGGGCTGCCCGTGGTGCCGTCAACCGGAGCCACCAACGGGACGATGTTTTCGTAAAATCCCAGGTGAGTGGACATTGATTATCTCCTTATTACGAGCTGGTGGAGAGGGTGACGAACGGGGAAAGGGCAGAACCCTTCGCCGGGGTGATGGAGCTGCTCAGCATCGGCGCGCCGTCCACGCGGTAGACGAACCGGAACGCGGTTTCGTCAGTCGTGAATTTGACATGGATGCTGGAGGCCGCTTCGACGCCGCCCTTCTGGATGGCGGTGTACATGCTCATATCGGCCAGGATGATGTCGCCCACAGTCCCCAGGGCCGAGCAGTGTTCGGTCTCGATCACGGGATAACCCAGGAGCTGCCCGTAGGGGGTCGAGGAGAGAGCGCCGGGCGGGAGCCACATGTACTGATAGGTGCCAGCGAGCTGCATGAGCTGGGGCATGGTCGAGCGGTTGATGAACCACGCGAACGGGCCATTGCCCAGGCGCAGGGCATACATGCCCACGATGTCGGCTACCTGGATCTTGTTGGCATCCACGCGCGTCTGCGAGACGGTGCCGGGAGCGCCAACGATGCCGAAAGGCTTGCCAACGCCGTCACCGGCGATAAAGGCTTCTTCAACCTGGAAGCGCAGTTCGGCGGGCACGTTGGTTGTCAGCCAGGAACCCAGGGCGGACACATCGGCCAGGAGTTCGTCGGTCGCGTAGCACAGGGCCGCGACTTTCTTTAGCTTGAGTTCCAACTGCTTGAACTTCGGCGCGCTGGCGGTCTTGGTCGAACCTTCTCCCATCCAGTAGCCGACCACGCCGCCAAAGCGGGAGCTGGCGCGGGAGGTTTCGTCGACGATATTCCAGGCCATGCTGTTACCGGACACATTGACCATGTTCACGCGGGACATGATCGAGCCGGTTTCGAGCATCGCGCCCTGGATGCCGGCGGCGAACGCGGGCGGGACGAGATACCCACCGTCGGCACCGATACCTTCGCTCATGCCGGTCGCTTTCAGCGGGCGCAGGCGCTTGTCCTCGCCGCGCGCGTCAATGGCGGCGCTGTGGACGGCCTTGAGAAACTCACCGCCACTTTTGAACGGCTGCTCGGCTTCGTCTTTGGTAATGACCACATTGGCCCCCGCCGTAACGGTGGCGGGTTCCGCGCGCTTGTATTCCTCAACGGCGGCCTTCGCGGTTTCCGCCATGAGGGATTTCAACTCATCGTTGATTTCCATTTTTCCCTCGCTGTTTTTAGGGGTTGAAACGATAGGATTGACGGTTTCTCCCAAAGGCCCAAAAGCCTCCTGCGGGGGATTACCGATAATCGACTTCATAGGCACGGCGCTGTTACGCGGCTCTGCCGGTGTGGGGGTCAGGCTAGCGTCGAGGCCCAGCGGCCAGCGCGTGATATGCCATGCCTTGCCGTGCGGCTCGCGTTCTACGAGGTGTGAGGCGGTGCCGGATGACCACCCTAATTTCCCGGCCTTCGCCATGTCGTAGATTGCCTTTTCGTATTCGTCGCGCAAGTTGAGCTGAGCTTCCAGCCACACGCCGACTTCATCCAGGGTCAGCGTGCCTTCGCCCAGGATGCGCCCGCCCATCTTGACATCCAGCCCGTGTTGGTAGAGCACGGGCGTGGTCTTGTGGCTTCCGTAGTCGGTTCCGGCGGTGAAAAAGTCGCCTGTCAAATCGGGGTCGCGGGCGGTCGTAAACCGCACCAGATACCCACCCAGTTTTCCATCACCGATGGCTTTGACCTCACCGCCGAAAACGACCACGGACTTTTCCGCGTCAAGCTCGACGTAAGACGGGTCTTTGCACTTCGCGCCCAGGTCGCAGAGCGTGTCGTGTGCCGCCTGGATGCGGGCCGCGTCTTGCGCCGAATTGCGCGCGCCTATTTTGATTTCGTCTTGTTCGGTAATTTTGGGCATGTTGTCACCTGGAAACGCAAAAGCGGCGAGTGCGCAAACTCGCGGGATTTCCGCTTTGCTTGCACACGCGCCGCTTACCTAATAAGCCATTGGCGTGATACGCTGTTATAGTACCACAGTTAGCCCGTCATTACAATAGGGAGAAGGTTGTTACGTCAACCGCGACTTTATTTTAGCTGCACATCAACCAGCAGCTTGTCCACCCATCGCCGGTAGCGGTCGGCGATCTGGCCTATCTTCTCGTTAGCGACATCGATCAACCGCCGCCAGCCGCGCGCGCCCATAAAGCCCGCCTGGTTCTCGCCGCCCAGGTAACGGGCGTAGCTTGCCCGGTTGCCTATGGTGATCGTTGCGCGGCTGGCCTGCGTGTAAAACTGCGTGCCGTACCGCTCTGAGCCTTGCGTGAGTTTGTAGCCGCCGCCTCGCACGGGCTGGTACATGCCTTTGCCCCGGATGTAGTAACCCGCCCTAAAGTTGACCGTTCGTCCGTTGGAGAAGGTCACGGTCTTGATACGCCCCGGTGCGTTCGCCGCGTCAGCGGGAGGGTACTTGCGCAGCCCCTCGGTTGGAAGCAGCACGTCCTCGGCAATCTCGCGCCCGGCGGCGCCCATGTACTGCTCGGCTTGCTTGCCAAATTGAGACAAGGCGCGGTTGAGCAGCGCGGCGCTTTGCTTGTCTAGTTCTACTTGGATGAAGGGGGCGGGCATGGTTATCTAATTATTACTGGCGCTCTATCTTGGGTAATATTAACAATTGTCCAACCATCGGATTTTTCTACGGAGTTTACTATAAACTCCCCTCCGGTTAGATATTCGCGCTCAAATGAAAATCTTCCTCCTGAATAATCACCCAAGTCGTCCGCCACAGATATACCACGAGACTCTCCGGTCAGATGATATAAGGTTTTGTCTTTTCCAAAACTTCCTCTAGCTACGCCTTCATCGTGCGAAAACGACAAAAGAGAGACATCTATTATATCTCCTTCTGTTCCGCTAAATTCGTTCGATCCTCTCCACGCGCTAATATTTCTTTTTTCAGAATTTGAAACAGCGTAAACAAGATCAGCGGATTGTTTTTGCATAGATAAATTAATTCCTCGGTCTCCAGAAAACGCTTCAACATTACTCAATAATCTATCGCGATTACCAGTCATATAATCCGCATTAGCCCGCATATCGTGGCCGTAATAATCATTTAGCTGATAAGTTACGAACGCATTTCTAGTTATATCTATTCTTTCTTGTTCGCTAACAGGAATGTTGTATCTGTCTAAAATATAAACCGGAACACTAGAAACTAATGACCGGCGCATATTTTCGACTTCTCGCGCCACATAATCCGGGTCATTGTTTAGGAACGCTGTTTCTTCTGCGCCTATTTCTTCTATGCTTCCTATTTTTTGTTTTACTTTATCGACAATTTCTTTATGTTCTGGCATTGCATATAAATATGCATCAAGTAT